ATGCAGGGGCTTTCAATGAACTGTGGAGCAGTTCAGAGGCTGGTATCGGCGCGCTGTCCCTTTACAATGCAGGGGCGGAGCAGTTCAATACCACCCTTGACGCTATGCAAACCTCTATCGGGGCAACAGATGACGCTTACAAAACCATGACTGACACCACTGCCCATGCGCAGGAGGAGCTTTCCAATGCGGCAAATAACCTGCAAATTTCCATCGGACAGCAAATCAACCCCCTGATGGATAAGCTCTATTCATCCGGGACGGATATCCTTAACTCCATGACGGAGTTTACAAAGGAAAACCCTGCGATCATAAAGGGTATTACCGCTGTTGGTGTAGGGCTTGGCGTGACGGCGACGGCAATAACGGCTGTTACCTTTGCCTCCAACACAGCAATCCCGGCGATTATCTCACTTGGCGGAGCGTTTACCACGGCCCTTGGGCCAATAAGCCCAATCGTGGCAGGAGTGGCCCTTGGGGTAACGGCTCTGACAGCCGCCGTAGGAGCTTTTATTGCCATGAATGAGGAAAACCTTGGCGAGACTGAGGGCATGACCGCCGCCACCCGTGAGCAATATTACGAGTTGCAAGCTCTCAATGACGAATATGAACGAGTCTGCGAGGAACACGGAGAAATATCCGATGAGGCCAATAGGCTCAGATACCAGATAGACGATCTCTCCTCTGCATTTGAGGCCAACCGGCAGACCGTGGAGGAATTTACGGCAGAGGCTGACGCACTTTGCGAAAGCGTTTACGGCATTTCCGACAACTTTAACAGTGCTATGTCCTCTATTCAAGCACAGGAGGTTGGTTCTCTTGCCCTCATCCAAAAGTACGACGATTTAGCAAAGAGGATGGATAGAACTGCTGTGGAGGAACAGGCTCTTACAGCAGTTACAAAGCAACTCTCCATCCAATATCCGGACTTAGCCGACAATCTCAGTACAGCCGCAGGCAGTACCGAAGACTATGTGGAAACCCTCAAAAAAGCCTGTGAGCAGGAAGCGAAAGAACAGCGTCAGCAACAAGCACAAGAAACCTATATCGAAGCACTTCAAAAGCGGGCAGAATTAACTGATGAACTTGCCAAAGCGCAGGAGAACGTCAACCTTGAGCAGAGCCGTATGGATAATATGTCTGGCTGGGATCATTTTTGGACGTCTGGTGAATGGGATGACCTTGAAGAATACCAAGCATCTCTTGAAGAAATCAATATAGCTATGGAAGAGAACGATGCTACCATAGCTCAAATAGAGCAAAGCTTTGAAGACCTTGCACAAGCAGAGGAAAAGGCCAGCGAACAGGCCGATATGTGGGAGGATGCGGTAGCGGTAGCTTACGAGGGCGTGAGAGAAAATGTTGAGGACCTATGCAAAGCCTATGATGAAGCGTATGATGCGGCTCTTGAGAGCCTCGAAGGACAATATGGATTGTTTGATAAAGCCTCCACCAAATCAAAAGAATATATGAATGCAACCATATCTCACGCACAAGCCGCTCTCGACAGTCAGCTTAAGTATTGGAATGAGTACGATGCCAATCTTGAAACTATTATCGCATACGGTGAGGGCCTTACAGGAGAAGCGAAAGAAAATTACTCCGCGCTGTTAGAATACATTCAAAGTGGCAGTGAAGAAGCCGCTGGCCTCACATCGCGAGTGGCAAGCGCTATTAACAGTGGAAATGAGGAAGCTGTAGATAAACTCTACAATACCGTTGGGCAAGTCAGGGAAAAACAAGAAGAAATCGCAATGAAAACAGCGGATTGGCAGACTGGTTTCACAAACCAGATGAACGAGATTGAAAAGACGATGGAATCCACCGTTAAGGGCATGAATCTCAGTGAGGAGGCAACCGCGTCCGCGACGGCTACCATTTCCAGTTACGCAAGCTCCATCCTGAAAGGCAAGAAAGACGCAGTTGAGGCAGCGAAAGAGGTGGCCGATTCTGTTTCAAGGGCGCTCTCGAACGCTCAAGCAAACATCAAGCTTCAAACCTCATCCAGTGGTAGCGCATTTGTACACGCAGGTGCAGCCGCGACAGGTACTACAAATGCGGAAGATGTATTTATTGCTGGTGAGGAAGGCCCGGAACTGATTATTGATAAGGCCGGAAGTACCGTTTTTCCCACTGACGAAACAGCCAAAATTATCAACGCGATTTCCAACATGAGTATGTTCCCGGCTGGTTTTGCTGACGGCGTAGGCGCGTCAGTTCCCTACCAGTCTGTGACGAACGAAGGCGATACCTATGACCAGTCTATAGGAGATACAATTGACCAGTCCGTGTACAACGCGGGGGATATCATCAGTTATGTGGCGGAAGAAACTGGCCGGGGAAACCGCGTTACCAGTTTTGCCCTGCAACAGGATTTGCAAAGCAACACGGCAAACAACGACAGGAGCAGGGAAAAAACCAGCGAAAAGAAAATCACCATTGAAATTGCCGGTGGAGGCAGCATTGAGGTGTCTGGCGGTAAGGCAGATGATGAGGCGGTCCTTTCACTTCTCATGCAGAACCTGCGCCCTGTTCTCATGCAGATTGTTCGGGAGGAATGCTTCGAGGAGGGAGACGAAAGCCACGAATACTAACACAGCCTATCAGATGTGGATAACAGGCAATGCGGAGTCTGAAAGGCTCCAAATCCCCGTCTTGCCGGAGAAATTTGATGTCAGTGTTGGCAGCAAGAACTCATCTGTGGATGTGACCGGGCTGGGCGAGATCACAGTAAAGCAATCCCGCCCGGCCTACCAGCTTTCTTTCAGCAGCTTCTTTCCTGCCTCCAAATTCCCCGGCATAGAAAATGTCACCCTTTTGGAACCACTCGGTTGCGTGGAGCGGATCAAGCGCTGGATAGAGGGAGACAAGCCTATCCACATTATCATTACCGGTGCGGGTATAGACGAATACTGCACCATTGAGAAATTTGATTATTACGAACAGGGCGGGGATATTGGCACCATCCATTACAGTCTTTCGCTCAAAGAATACCGAGAAGTTACCCTGCGGCGGGTCAGGGTACAGAACCGGACGGCAACCGTTACCAAGACAGAAACCCGCGTGGACAACACAACCACCCCGAAAACCTATACCGTCAAAAAAGGGGATTGCCTTTGGAACATTGCAAAGTCCATTTACGGCAGCGGCGCAGACTATTCCAAAATCTACGAGGCAAATAAGGGCACCATCGGGAGTAATCCAAATAAGATTTACCCTGGGCAGGTCTTTACCATACCGTGAGGAGGTAGATGGAAATGGCGGGGAAGATAAACCTCACCGTATATCAGAACGGCGGCGGTTCAGGGCTGGATATTACGCAGCTTGTGGAGAGCATCACATGGGCTGGAAGAAGGGGAAGTCCCTCCCGTACCCTCACGGTCAACCTTCTTGACGATGATGGCTACTGGCACGAACGCAGCGGCATCGAGGTAGAAAACGGCTGGCAATGCCTTTTCCGGTACGGCGGGCGGGAGCTTTTTCGGGGCATTTTTATGAGTCAGTCTGTCAGCGAGAGTAAAACCGCGCAGCTAAAAGCCTACGACAACGGTATTTACTTGAGCAACAACCGGGACACCTTCGTTTATGAAAGCAAAACGGCAGCAGATGTGTTCCGGGATGTTTGCAGCCGCTTCGGAATTCCTGTCGGGGATGTCGCCTCATGCAGTTATGTTATCCCCGACCTGACAAAGAAAAAAAGCACTGGCTGGGACACGATAGAGGACGCCTTGAGTCTTGAATTTGACAACACCGGTGTGCGGTTCTTTGTGGTCAGCGAAAATGGCTCCATGTGTCTGCGAAAACGTCAGGAAAACATCCTGCAATGGGTTCTTGAAACCGGAGCCAACGTCAGCAGCTACAAATACGCCAAATCCATTGAGAACGTCCGAACCCGAATCAAACTGATCTCTGGAGAGGGAACCGTGTTGGCGCAAGCAAAAGACTCCGCCCTTGAACGCAAAATCGGGATCATGCAGGAGATAGAAACGCCGGACGAAAGCCTCAACAGCGCCCAAATTACGGCCCTTGCGAAATCCATGTTGCAGGAAAAGAAAGTTCCGCAAAGAACGCTGTCCCTGAACAATCTGCTGGGTATCCCGGACGTGATTGCAGGGGTCGGCGTTTTTGTTCGGATTCCACACATCAACATGAACCGAACGCTTTATGTTGACGCGGATTCCCATACATTCAAGGATAATCTACACACCATGTCGCTCCAGCTATCGTGGGCGGCGGATATCGCGTAAGGAGGTGACAGTATGGCGGAAACCAACGGAAGCGGCAATGAAACCAGTCTCAAGCAGATGTTTCAGGGCATGATACCGAAAGATGTTGAATTATTGCAGGGAACGGTTGCGAAAATCGGGCCGCTCAAAATCCAAATGTCCGGCGACGAAAAGCTCTTTATCACCGAGCGCATTACCATTGTCCCATGGCACCTTACGGACTACACCACCAAACTCAACGGAAGTCCCGCCACCGTCTCCAATGCGCTCAAGGTTGGCGAGACCGTGCATGTGTTGTCCATCAACCACGGCAAATTGTACTATGTTCTGGATAGGGTCGCAGGGCAGGTGGTTGGATAATGGCGGAGAGCGTGTATATTCCCCTTCCTGTACAGACCGTCGTGGAGGCAGCGGAGCAGCCCTCCAAAACGTACAGGCTCGACTTGGACAAGGGGCGAATCCTCGGTATGGTGGACGGGCAGGAAGCTGTTCAGCAGGCCATCCGAAAGGCCATGATCACGCCGCGTTGGAAGTGCCTCATTTACGACAACCAGTACGGCAGCGAAATTGAGGCATCCATCATTCAGAGCAGGGGAACGGCCACTCACCAATATGTGGAGGCGGTTATTCCCGGTCTTGTCCGAGATGCGCTACGGCCAGACAGGCGCATTACAAGCGTCGGCAATTTTGCGTTTAAGTTTTCAGAAAACGACGAAGTCATTATCTCGTTTGACGCGAACACGATTTATGGTACGGTCAAGATAGAGGGGATGGTGTGGTGATGTTTGAGGTACAAACCTACGAGAGGTTGATGGAAGATGTTCTGGCTCTGGCCCCGGAGAGGATCGACACCCGGCAGGGCAGTATCTTCTTTGATGCGGTATCTGCCACGGTCAACAAAATCGCCAAACTCTACACCGATCTTGACCGGGTATTCCAAGTGGTTTTTATCATTACGGCCAGCGGAGAACATCTCGATCTTAGGGCGGCAGAGTACGACATAAGCCGCAACGCGGCCACCCCTGCAAAATATCTCTTTCTCTACACGGGGACCCGGCCCACCGTCGGCTGGCGGTTCTTCCACAACGACAGCGGCTATTACTTCACGCTGAGAGAGGACGAGGGGGGTGTTCTTTACCTTGAGGCGGAGACACCGGGGACGGAATGCAACTATATCCAAAGCGGCGACATAGCTGTCCCCTGCAACACCGTGCAGGGCATGACCTCGGCGGCATTCGGTTCCATCTATGGAGAGGGCCACGGAACCGACACCGAGGACGACGAGCACTTGCGTAACCGCATTTTGGAGAAGATAGCAGGCCCCGCAGAGAACGGCAACCGCCAGCATTACAAAACGTGGTGCGAGAGTGTAGACGGCGTAGGTCGCGCAATTATCTTTCCCTTGTGGTACGGGGAGAACACCGTCAAGGCGGTCCTCATTTCTCCCGACGGTCTCCCTGTAGCGGATAGCGTCGTGGAGGAGGTGCAGCGATACATTGACCCAGCGGACAAGAGCATGACGGTGGAGGTGGGAGGGAAAACCTATGTTTTTGGAGACGGCAAGGGAAACGGGCAGGCGAACATAGGAGCGCACTTTACGGCAGTAGCTGCCACACCCCTCTATGTCAACCTGTCCTTTGCGGTGGAGTTACCCTCCAGTCAAACCGGGGAGAATGTGCAACAGGCTGTCACCGATGCCGTCACGGACTACTTTAAGGGCCTTGTGTTGGACGCAGCGGACGGCACTACCATCATCGTCCGTGTTAGCGCGATTGGCGCGATTCTCGCCGGCCTCACGACATACCTCATTGACTATGCAGACCTCACACTAAACGGCGAGGAGGTCAATATCCGGCTGGCGGCGGACGAGGTTCCAGTGCTGGGGGAGGTCAAAGTCCATGTCTTATCTTAACCCTCCATATGAGAACAACTTCAAAGAGCTTTGCGCGGCCATGCCCCTGTATTACCTCGACGTGAAGGAAATGCGGGCCGTGCTTCGGGCGCAGGGTTATCTTTTGGACGGTGTATGCGACGGCATGGAAAAGCTGGTCAACGTCAACTTCATCCTCACAGCGGACGAAGCGACGATACGTCAGTGGGAAAAGGGCCTCAAAATTACCTATAAGAACCATCTCACTCTCGATCAGCGAAAGCGGGTAGTGATTGGCTACATCATCGGCCTCGGACATATCGGGGAGCGAGAAATACGGAGAATCATCGGGCAGTACAACCAAAACCATGTAGATTTTGATTTCATGCGCGGTGTTATCTCCATTCTTGTTGAGGGAGAGATTTTCGACGAGGAAAACCTGCTGAAGACGCTTTTGAGGCGCATACCCGCCCACCTTGGGTTAAATATCTCCATCCACATCCGAAAGCAGTACAGGCAGACCATCTCGATCAAACACGGCGGCGCAGTGGGCAGTTACTTCCTGTTCGAGCCGGTCGTCCAGGAGCATATCAGCGCCGCCCAACAGCTCCCCCTATGGCAGGGCGCGAGGGATTACACCAATCTCACGAGCCAGCCCCCCACGCCGCAGGAGACCATACGAACAAACCTCGACTTTTCTCAAGGTGGCATGGCGAGGCCTTTTCTGGACGCTGGCGACACGCCGGACTTGAAAGAAAGCGTCAAAACCAGGATTCCACTCCTGCACGGCGGCACGTCTACGGCAGAACACATGATAGCAGATACACCGGTCATTCGAGAAACCGCTGAAATTCCTGTCTCCTTCGCGCAAGGAACATTGAACAGGCCACGGACGACCGGAAATCCTTCCCCAATTAAAAAGCCAGTCGTAGGCGCTCAGAAGGGCGCAGGGGGCTTGTATTGCCACACGCATGTAAAATCCAAATTGATTGAGTAGGAGGAGAAAGATGTCCAAATACGAAGACGGCAGTTACCGCAGTTACCAATGTCTGCCGGGGCCTGCCCTCATCGCAAAGGTGCTGGCGGGCCGCTGTAAAATGCGCTACACAAGAGCGGCTGTCGGGAAGGGGACTATCCCGGAAGGAGTATCCCCGAAGTCTCTCACGGAACCCCCGGATTATGTCATGGATGCGCAAATTGCCGCTGTCACCAATCCGATTGACGGTGAGTGTCAGGTTACAGTACAACTCAACAGTTCCAATGTGGAAACCGGTTTTTACGCTATGGGAATTATGCTCTATGCGGAAGACCCGGATTTAGGAGAGGTGCCCTACACCTACCTCAAACTGGAAGAAGGGCTGGAGTGGATTCGTCCGGCCAGTTCCGCCGTTGGCAAGCTCGCCACGTTTGACCTGATCGCCGCTGTGGGAGACGTGGATGCGGTTCACGCCAATATTGACCCAGACGCGATTGTCACTTATTCCGCCGTCGAACAACTGATTGCGAACGCAATGAGATTCCGCCTGTTCATTGGTGACACTGAACCAGAAGATAACTCCACCTTCTGGTTTAATACCGGGGCGGTTTCCAAAGCAAACACCGTTGTCTTTCTAGAGTTAGGGGGGGATTCCGACGAATCGAATGTAAGAGTTGAAATTTCCGGGACTGATCGCCCCGTTATGAACGCTGATGTGGACATCACTGACCCTGATCAGGTCAATATAAATATCACGTAAAGATGGAGGAATTCAATTATGGCTAACGTTGCCAAAGTCGCCATTCTGAGGGCGAAGGTTGAAGGCGAACTGGTTGATCTGCTAATCAAGACCAACGCCGAAAACATTCTAGTGGATGAGAATACCACCCTGGCCGCGAAGTTGGCGGAAATCATTGCCACCGCCGCTACCCCTGCCGACATTGCCACGGCCATTTCCGCCTTTCGGACTGAGCTAATGGGAGAGGGCGTTCCCAAAGCCTATGACACCTTCAAGAAACTGGCGGACTATATCGAAAGCCACCAGACTGCCGCCGATGCTTTAACCGCTGCTGTGGGCGACAAGGCGGACAAGATCACTGTGGATACGATCAAAGCTGCTGTGGACGGTTTGGGCAGCCTATCCACGAAGGATAAGGTTGCGGAAAGCGACCTGACTGATGAACTCAAGACGAAGATCACCGCCGCTTTCGATTCGAACCACGGTCACGAAAACAAGGCTGCGCTGGATTCCATCACCGCCGACAAGATTGCGGCATGGGATGGTAAGTCCACCGTTTTTGTGTCCACGTCCGTTCCAAGTGGTATGAAAGACGGGGATGTTCTGTTCCAGATCGTCTAACTCTCCCCCTGCCACCGGGGGAGCAATCACCGCAGAATGGTCGTTCTTCAGTCGGTGGCGGGGAACGACGCTTTCGATGTAAAGAAAGGAGTGTATATCTAAATTGGCAACGCAAGAACATTCCGGTTTATTTTCCTATAAGGATGCTGCTGGAAGTATTCACATTCTGTATCCTGTCACCAAAATGGATAACGTGGAGGGAATGGACGAACTGCAACAGGAAGTTTCCGGCAAGCAGACCAAACCGGTGATAGGCAACGTTACCATTCCAACTTCCGGTTGGGGCAGCGACAGCACGGAAGGGTGGCCCAAATATTACGACATCTCTGTGTCTGGTGTGGCCGCGAACGACCGTGCCAACATCGACCTGCCTCCGGCAGGGTTAGTTACCGCTGCTGCCTGTGGGCTGTGCCCCTGTTGCGAGACGCTGGCAGGGAAAATCAGAATCCGAGCGGTCAGCGTGCCCACAGTGGCTATGACAGCGCAGTACCGTATTGAGAAAGGGTGATAAAACTTGTACGGAAGTGTTAATGTACCACTGGCGCGAAAACAGACCAAGATGGTAACTGCTGGAACGGTGGATATCACAGCCATACCGGATGCTGGGTACCTTCTTGAGAGCGTCACAGTTCAGCCCACGCCCAGTCAGACGAAAACCGTAACTGCTGGGTTTACAGATATCACCGTGACCCCAGATACCGGGAAACTGTTGTCCAGCGTAATTATCAATCCTACGCCTCAAGAATTGTTAATTCCGAAAGTATCCCACGTGAGCCTGAGTACCTACTTTGCGCCTACCTGTATGACCTACAGTGGAGGATATTGGTGGGCCGCTGGTAACGACACAAACGGAGGCCTCTATTATGCGTTTTCTAGAGACTGTTTCACATGGACAGTTAAGTTGGTGGACAGTCGGAACATACCTGTACGAGCAATTTGTCCATTGGAAGATTTGAGCTATTTGTTTTTGTTTGGGGTTCAGGGAGCTTATGATGCACGTTCGATTATAAGGATAGAAGACCCTGTAAATTGGACTAGTGGGGAATATACGCTTTGGAAAAAAGCGTATGATTATGTGGATGCTGTGACATATAGAAATTCACTTTGGGCGCTTACGGGTACTTCGACTACGACATGTATCTTAGCCAGTGATTTAAATTCTGCTTATGACTATACTCACGGTTCTATCAGTCATGGTTTGGTAAAGTGCTGTATGTACAACACTTTACCCGTTGGAGTATCTGAGGATGGTTATTATACGTACAAAGCAGGAATCGATAGTCCATATGTTTCCGGGGAATTTCAGATTGCATCTGGGATTGTCTGCAAGGCTGTAGCCCAGATGGGAGATTACTTGGTAGTCGCCGTGAAAAAGTCTGATGGAGTGTATCTGTATTATGCCAGTGGTACATTGGGGTCACTAACCTTTACATCACAAAAGATTTTGTCTAGCACAGAAGCTGAGCCTTTGGGACTGGCTTATGCTGTCGGGCTGTATATGATGCCTTATACGGAAGGCGGTGTGCTAAAACTGTGGGCCGCCGGGACGCTGGCCGCCTTCGGTACAGTGCTCAACGCCGGTCTAGCGAAACTGAGTAGCTATACCTATGGAGGCATAACCACAGACGGCGGCGCGGTTGGAATCACTGGATACAATGGGACCACGGCGAGAGTTGTGAAAATTTCCTGAGGAGTGAGCAGACTTGAATAATACGACGAAATATTACAAAGTATTCCAAGACAATCAACTGATCTGCCTGTGTGCGGCGGATGGAGATTTTCAGGATGGTGAGGAGATCAGTCTGGAAGAATACCAGACCCTGAGCACCCAGATGGATGCTCGGTGTGAGGAACGCCGGGGATATCAGGACAGCGTGTCCGCCGGAAAAATCGCCCTGGAGGATGTGCCGGAGGAATACCGTGCGGAGGTGGAGACGGCACTTGCCTACAGCGTCTCCACGCCCGACAACCCCTACGGCGTGTCCAATGAGGTGTACAACGCCATTGTGGATGACTACACCATGGTGCTGATGGATGCGGGGGTGATCGGATGAGCGCGTTCGTAAAGAGCCTTCGGCGGCTGTATGCGGCGGGCCGGGTCAGTGAGGATCAGTTGGAGGGCCTGCGGACCAAAGGGAAACTCTCGGATAACGAGATAAAATATATCGTTCGAGGGATAGCGTGACGGCCCTCATGAGGGCCAATGCGGAGGGAAGGTTTCCTCTACAGCCTCAGTTTGCTCCACATGTTTCGTCTGTGGGAGATTATTGGAGACTGGGAGTATAGCGGGGAGGGGTGTTATACATGCACCCCTCCTTTTCATTAGGGAAACTGGTTACGCTGGATGATGGGAGCTGTCAAGTCAATGGCTGGTGCAGGGTTGGCGCTGGAGGAAAGGCTACCGCAAGTGAGACACCGACCAAGTACCGGGTAATGAAACGGCTGGACGAATCCCACATTCGTATCTTGATTTTGTCGTAAAAGCGTGTTTTTGGGGAGGTAAATATGGATACACCGATCACGAGAGCGGAACATGAGGAATTTCGTAGAAGCATCAGCTCGGAGTTTGAGCGCTTGGCCGATGAGAACAACCGCCAGAACCACCGGATTGATGTGCTGGAGGGGAACGCAAAGCAGATTTCCGCGCTTGCGACCTCCACGGAAAAGCTTGCGGTCAATATGGAAAATATGCTCAAGGTTCAGAAACAGCAAGGGGACAGGCTGGAGACGCTGGAGGGCCGGGACGGAGAAATGTGGCGGAAGGTGGTAGGGTATATCGCAACGGCCATTATCG